CTGCTTCGGCTACAGCTTCACCGTTGAGCCATTTGCTGACAGCCTGCGTAGTCTTGTTAACGCCTAAGCTCTTCAACTGACGATGGATGTCCACACCACGCCCCCGGCTGCGTACGCCGGCATCGTCGAGGGCTTCGTTTAGGCGCGCGCTAAAAGCGGCGCGGAGTGTATTTTTATCAACCATGGGTTGAGAGTGCCACGGAGCTTGCGCAATAGTCAGTTGATGTTTAATATCAACCGCGAGTTGATAACAGGAGGTTGCCATGTTGGACCCCGCAGATTTTCCGAATGCCATTGCGTTCGCTTTTGAAGCAGTAGGCGGCATCGGGGCCGCCGCGAAGGTTTGCGATAGGAGCTATCAGGCGCTGAATAAGTGGCGCCAGGCGGCGAGCCTACCGAGAACCGACTACACCGGTGAAACAAAATACGCTGTGCTTCTGTCCACAGCCGCAAAGCTGAAGGGCAACTCGTTCGAGTCCGCCTGGTTGCTCAATGCATCTGCACCACAGAAAGCTGCTGCATAGCATAGTTAGAAAAAAGGCGACCAACAGGTCGCCCATTTCCTCCCGGTACACACCACCACAGTGCTGCCGGGGCGCGTTGAAGGTAAAGCGGGCACACCACATGCAAACCGCTGAACTTCACCGCGTTTCCAAGGCACGGATGCCTTGGTGTTGCTGCCTTTTCCACCACAGATTGGGCAGCTGTTGCGCCGGAGGTGAACGACGGATCGTTCGCCTCGGCACGGTGCCGGTGTCGATCCTGAGATCTCGCCGGCGTTTGGGCCTCTTCAAGCCACACGACAAATGTATCACCACTACATGTCGTGAGGCACTGGCAACTTTCAAGGATTAATGCCATGAGCCGAATCGCTCTGAGTTGTGTAGAACGGGCGCAGCGGGAAGTCCTGCCGCTCGATCTAGCGCTTTACCATGCTGCTCGGGACTATCCCGGCGGCGCCGCTGCAATTGCCGCCACCACCGGCAGAAACGCCACCACGCTGCAGCACAAGCTGTCTCCCACTCATCCCAGCCACACGGTGAACATTCAGGAATTCGGCGAGATCCTGGAGCTGACCAAGGACCGCCGCATTCTGGATGCGGTGCACGCCATGGTAGGAGACACCGCCTGGCAGGAGCTGGCTGAGGCGTACACAAACGATATGCCCGAGACTTTGACAACCGGCATTGCCGCCTATTTCCGGCAAGTTGCGGACCTGGCTGATACCTGGGCAAAGAGCATTGGCGATGGCAAGGTCGATGATGGTGAGCTGGCCGAGATCCGCTTCCAAGTGTTTCGAGGTATTCAAGGGCTGCTGGGGATGTTCAACCGCGCTACCTATGTCAATCAGACGACGCGGGGTATTGATCGTGGCTGACATTGCTGATTTTGCTAACGACCTGGTGCAGGAGCGTCTAGATCAGGCGCTGGCTGCACGGAACGCCGCCAAGCCTGCCTTGGCGGCGCATTCATTTCTGTTCTGTGAAGGCTGCGATGGGCCTATTCCAGAGCCGCGTCGGTTGGCTCTGCCGGGGTGCACCCAGTGCGTTATCTGCCAGTCCATCGATGAAGCGCGGGAGGCCCGGCATGCTCGATGAGGTATTGAATCAATTCGCAGACTACGGGCTAGAGCCAGAACAACCGCTGATCTTCGGCAAGCTCACCAGGTGCAAGACGACTCAGGACAAGGGCAAGGAAAAAAACGGTTGGTATGTCGTCCACGAGCATCGCACCGAGAAGAACGAAACGCTGATCTTCGGCAGCTTCGGTGACTGGCGTTCGGGCGAGTCGCAGAAGATCAAGGTGAAGGCCGGGCGCATGAGTCCGGAAGAACGCGAAGTCATGCGTGCCCGGCAGGAAGACGCCAAGCGTAAGGCCGCAGAGGTAGCGGCCAATGCGGCACGGCGCGCAGCCAACCGTGCAGCTGGATTGTTCAAGCGCATGCCGGAAAAGGGCAAGAGCGCCTACCTGGATCGAAAGCAGATCGTTGGATTCAAGGTTCGCTATGCGCCACGTACCGGCGCATTTTTGGTGCCTATGTGCAACGTGCGAGATCAGATCGTCGGCCTGCAGGTGATCTTCCCGGCAAAGCAAGAAGACACCGGCCGCGACAAAGCCTATTGGCCCTACGGCATGTCGAAAGAAGGCGCTTTCCATTTGATCGGCCCGCACCCTGAGCCGGGTGAGCCAGTACTCGTGTGTGAGGGGTACGCCACAGGCGCCAGTCTGCACATGGCGACCTCGCTGACGGTCGCGATTGCCTTCGATGCGGGCAACTTACTACCTGTCTCCAAGGCCATGCGGGAGCGTTTTCCCGGTTGCCCGCTAATCCTCTGCCGGGATGATGACTGGAAGACGAAGCGGCCGAATGGCGAGCCATGGAACCCTGGTGAGGAAAAGGCCAACAACGCCGCGTTGATCGTCGGCGGTCAAGTGGTCGCACCAGTCTTCTCTGGCGAACGTGAAATCAAGTGGACCGACTTCAACGATCTGCACATTGCCGAAGGTTTGGAGGCTGTCCGCCGCCAGGTGTTGGCGGTGGTCAAACCTCCTGCGGCTGGTGGTTGGAAGGATCAACTGGCTCGCACCGAAAATGGCTCCCTGATCGCGCACATGCAAAACGTCGAGCTGATCCTGGGCAATGACGAACGCTGGGCTGGTGTCATTGGTTACAGCGTGTTCAGCTCCAAAATCGTCAAGCTGCGGTCCGCTCCCTTTGGCGGCGGTGCTGGCGATTGGGCTGACATCGATGACATGCGGGTGATGAAGTGGCTCGCGCAGCAATACAACCTGCGAGTCAAGGCGTCCCATGTGATCGAGGCGGTCAGCGTGGTTGCCCACGACCATTCTTTTCACCCGGTGCGTGAGTATCTGGAAAAGCTCGAGTGGGACCGCGTCCCTCGGCTGGAAACCTGGCTGACTGACGTGCTCGGGGTAAATGCAAACGAATACTCTGCCAAAGTCGGTAAGCGCTGGCCGATCTCGGCGGTGGCTCGGGTGATGCGCCCTGGCTGCAAGGCAGACTCGGTGATGATCCTTGAAGGCGGGCAGGGTGAAGGTAAGTCCACGGCCATGGGCATTTTAGGTGGTGAGTGGTTCATGGACACGCCTTTTGCCCTCGGCGACAAGGACAGCTTCCAGGCGATTCGCGGCAAGTGGATCGTCGAACTGGGGGAGCTGGACAGCTTCAACAAGGCTGAAAGCACCAAGGCCAAGCAATTCTTCTCCGCATCCACTGATACCTACCGCGAAAGCTACGGCCGCAGAACGAACGATGTGCCACGCCAGTGTGTGTTCGTGGGTACTACCAACCAAGAGGAATACCTCAAGGATGCCACTGGTAACCGGCGTTACTGGCCAGTGTTCTGTAACAAGGTCGACCTGGAAACGCTACGTGAGATCCGCGACCAGCTGTGGGCTGAAGCGGTGTTCTGCTTCGAGGCCGGCGATATCTGGTGGGTGACGAAGGACGAGTCTTGGATGTTCGCCGAAGCCCAGGACGAGCGCTTTGTTGTGGACGAGTGGGAAGGTCCGATCCTGACCTGGTTGGAGGAGTCGCAGATCGGTGAAACCGCTACCGGCAACGAGATCTTGATCCAGGCCCTCAAGTTAGACGTCGGCCATTGGGGCAAGCCGGAGCAGATGCGCGTCGGGGCGATCATGCATCGCCTGGGCTGGCGGAAGAAACGCATGCCGGCGTTGGCAAAGAGTGGCATCCGGCAATGGGCCTATCAGAAGCCCGAGACCTGGGGGCGTGGGGCTGCATTGCAGGCGCCCCTAGTAGAGGAGCCTTGCTTTGATTAAGCGAATTGATGAGATGCTCAAGCTCTGGGCTCAGGATCTGCATTCTCCGATGAACCCCGACTGCGGCGGATCCGGTGGCGGCAACATGATTGCCATGTTGATGGAGTGCAAGGGTGAGCTGATACGTGGAACTCGCGGCAGTAGGGTGTTGCTGGATGAGTCAGTTGATATCGAGCTAATCGTCAACAAACACCTGGCGCCTGAGCTAGCCCTAGTGGTGATGGAACACTACTGCAATCACGACAGCTTTCTCTCGCAGAAGATGTTGCACTGCGGATGCAGCGCGCCCACCTACTATCGCCGCTTGCACGACGCCCATGTGAGCATCGACGGTTTGTTGATGGGGAAGGCTGCGTGACCTCAGGCATCACTCCCTGCGCCACTGTCCTACTGTCCGGCCCTGTCCGACTGCCATTTAATGTAGTTGGACAGGCGGAGGCCGCGCCATTGCTGGGCTGTCCTACTGTCCAACCTTTGCCCACCCCATGCACACGTAAGCATAGCGGGCACGTAGTCGCGCTATGGCGCGTACGCGTGTTTTTAGTTTTCTCTCTATACACAAGAAAATAGTAAATAAAGTAGGACAGTAGGGCAGAGCCCCCAATTTAGGCGCCTGTAGCTGTCCTACTTCGACTCTGCATAGTGGGACAGGTAGGACGGGACACCAGAAGCGATAGCCGACTGAATGCGTTGTACCCCTGTTGTACCTGCGTCACACCCACGTTGCACCTGTATTGCTCCATGGCATTAAAACTAGCTTGCTGCCATGATAATCCACCTGTAAAAAGTACCCATCTTCGATACGTGCGACCGCAGAGAGCGGCAGGCACCACACACCAAACCCGGCCATTGCGCCGGGTTTTTGCGTTTATGGAGTAGGGCGATGACGAACGAGCAGCAAGCACTGGCAGAGATGCCGATTTGGTTAGTGATCGTCCTGGCCCTGGTCGGCGGTGTATCGGGTGAGATGTGGAGAGCCGACAAGGACGGGGCGCGGGGCTGGGCGTTGTTGCGACGCCTGGCGCTTCGGTCCGGTGCCTGCATTGTCTGCGGCGTGTCGGCGATGATGCTGATGATCGGTGCGGGCATGACGATCTGGACGGCGGGCAGCTTGGGCTGCCTGACCGCGATGGCCGGTGCCGACGTTGCCATCGGTCTTTACGAACGCTGGGCCGCCAAGCGGCTGGGCGTCTGCGAAGTGCCACCCGCTGGCGGTGAACAGGGGTGATGAATCGCGCCGGGGCGCCGAAAACTGCCGGGGACCCTGGGGTTATTCGGAGGGTACGGGGTCGGAAACCCGCGGGAAACTGTTAGCGGCAGGTCCGCCAGCTTACTGAAATTTCAATCATTGAAATCTTGAAAGGATTCATTGAAATACGTTGAAAAGGAGGGCTCATGACAGAACCAACCTACCTGTCAAAGAGCGCCTTCGCGGCCCGACTCGGCAGGTCACCGAGTTACATCACCTGGCTGAAAGACAACAACCGGCTGGTGCTTTCACCCAACGGCAAACAGGTTGATGTGCATGCCACCGAAGCACTCATTCGCGACACCGCCGACCCCAGTAAGGCCGCCGTTGCGGACCGCCACCAACAAGACCGGATTCAGCGTGACGTTTACAGCCAACTGTCCACTTCGGTAGCACCGACACCCACGGCTGCGCCGCAGCAACTCATTACCGGTGACAGCCAGCAGCCGGACTTCCAAAAATCCCGCGCCCTGCGCGAGCACAACATGGCCATGCTCGCCGAGATCGAGCGGCTTAAGGCTCAGGGGTCTTTAGTCTCCAAGAAGGCAGTCGAGACCGGCGCTTACGACGCCGGTCGACTGCTGCGCGATCAGTTGTTCGGGCCGCTGCCTCAATTGTCCCACGACCTTGCCACCATGACCGACCCTTGGCTGATCGAAAAACATCTAGCGGCCACGTTTCGTAAAACGCTGGAAGAGGCCGAACGCCTCTCTTCAGCAGATCTTGAACATGCCCTGACACCGGATTGAACCCATGCACACGGAATTTTCTGACGGTGCAAAGGTGTACCGTGAGAACTATTTCCGTGGACTGCGCCCCGACCCTGACCTCTGGATCGACGAATGGGCCGACGAGTACATGCGGATCCCGCGAGACACCGGCGCCCCTGAGCCAGGCCAGTACCGCACCTCACGGACACCTTATGCCCGTGAGCCTATGCGCTGCTTGTCACCGGCTCACCCCTGTAGGCGCGTGGTCACCATGGTGGCCTCGCAGTTGATGAAAACCCAGATCGCCCTCAACTGGATGGGCGGCCTGATCCACATGGCGC